AAAGGCAAAGGTAAAGGCAAAGGCAAGGGTAAAGGTAAAGGAAATAGTAAAGGAAAAGGAACAGATGGTTCTATAAATCCATTTAGAATAAGGCGTGGAAAAAAGAAACCAATATATTTTTCAGATACAAGTATTCCTATCAATGCCGCATTGACTCCAACAAATCCTTATTATACGCAATACATTGAATATATAATGTCACCATATTTTTATCAAAGAATGAAATATGAAAGTAAAGAAAATCTTGATACAATATTAAGATTTATTCCCCAAGTACAAGGAGATATATACAAACCAGTTGTGGAGAGATTATTATCAATTACGAGTGATCATATGAATTACATTGAATTTACAGAGTTACCAGTAACTACAATTTTGAATATTGTATATACAAGTGATACTACTGGCGTTGATCAAAAATTTTTAGATCCTGAAATAATTTTGAAAGGAATTGATTTTGTATATACTGAAGAATTTTTGGATAAAATAAAAAGAGAAGAGGTTGTATGGCCCGAAAAGATTGAAACAAATTCACAAAATATGAATAATAATGTAGCCATTTCACACAAAGATAAATTATATGAACATATAGAAAATTTAAAAGAAATGTATGAATCTCAAAATAGACCTGTATTAGAAGAAGTATACAGACAATATTCTGGATGTTATTTAACTACTTTAATACCATTGTATATAGCAGATACAATTGTAGATAAACATCGTATTCCAGATGGATTAAAACAGATCGTGGGTGAATTTATCGCAGAAAAATATAGACCAGAATTAATTGAAAAAATAAAAGTAAGCGCATATCCTATCAATATGGAAAGATATAGAGAGGAGATGGGGGGCGATCCAGATTATTATAGATATGAAGATCCTCAAGATTATGAAATTGTAGAGCATGATTATGCCGCAGATAGAGATTAAATATTATTTGAATCAATAAAATCAACAGCTTTAATCATATCAGGTAAAAAATCAATAGGTTTTTTTGTTTTATAAAAGATTTTAATAATTTCAAATAATTTACCAATTAATGATCCTTCATAAATAACAGAGGTCGCAATTAATTTATCTTCTAATAGGAATTGATTCGCAATTAATGTATTAATAAAATCCATAATATATTCACTAGAAATAATACCAATTAATTTTACATTCATAACAAAGGCAAATTTACATTTCAAATGTTTAAATACATTTAAATGTTCAATAAATTCGCTTATACAAAATTTCCATTGAAGAGGAGTAGGATGTGCCATTTTTACATCAAAATATAAAATCCGATAATCTTTATTTACAATTTGAGTTATTTCAACAAATTTTTCTATGCTCATTAAAAACTTTGCTGTTTAATGTTTAAATCATTTTAAATAAAATAATCATGTATCATGATTGATGATTTAGAAGAACAACTTATTTATATTTATAGATTCAGTATAATTTTCTTTAACAAATAATGATTTAATTACAGATGGATCTCTGAATCGAAATGTAAATGTTTTATTCTTTTCCTTTCTACCAACACGACCAATTGCTTGAATAATTGTCTCTTGATTAATATTAATAATATCTTCTGCCAAATATCCATGATAAAACTGAAAATTAGTACCGTTGATATATTCACTTCCAGCAATCATGAATACCAATTTTTTTTGATCTGCTAATTCTTTCATGATATCATTATAATCATCTTTTTCACTATATGTGTTGAATACACCAATTCCCATTAATAATAATATTTTGTAATTTGTTTCAATTGATAAATTCATAATTTTACGAACAAATGATTCATCCACTTCTCCAGTAAAGACATTTGAATTTTCAAATTTTACTTTAGTATTTGCCCACTTATCATAATGAGGGCGAGTATTAGGTATATATAAAGGATTTAATTGGATATCCTTCAATGATCTCTCTAAACATTCTATTTCTTCAATCATTTGTTTTGTAACTGGATCAAATCGTTGATCTTTCATTTTATTTTCGTTTTGTTCATCTTTGATAGTTCGATCTTCAAGCATTTTTTTCTTTCTAATGATCTTTTCCATAATATCATTATTGAAGTCAATATTTTTCTCTAAATCTTTAAAGACAGCTTGATGAATGCCACTATTTTCTACAAAATAATTAATCCATTTATCTAAATTCTCACACAAATAAATGGTTGGTCCATAAGTAAGCGTATGACTATATTTTGTTGTAATTTCATCTCCTAAATTAAATTTATTGAAAATACGATGACTTTTATAAGATGAGATTATGAATTCCCATTCACTACTTTTGATTCGACGACATGTATTATAATACAAATCCCTAATAGAATTATTTGTAATTTCTTCTATAGATAATTCAATAGTTGTTTTAAAGACATTTCTGTAAATGTACAATATGAAATCACAGCATTCAGTAATACTTAAATACTTACTATGAGTATATGCGTGTTTTGAAACAAAGTTATGAAATCCTTCATAGTCAAATAAATCATGTGGCATAATAATTGTTCCATCTGGAGAAAGAAGAGTAATATTTGTGTTTTCATCTTGTGTTTCAATATAATGAACAGTCCCATCATATTTTGTTTTAAATTTTGAAATCATTGATCCAAGTTCATCTTCATTTGGTAATGTAGCTGAAGATAAAATAATATTTTCAATTTGATTGAACTGCCAAATGTTTGTAATATTTCTGTGTAATTCATGTTCATGATAATTCATAGTAATTGTTGGTTCATCCCAGAACAATATAATCTTTTTTTTTTCGAAAAAGGACAACATATAAAGCATGGCAATTTCATAGGATTGAATATCGCAAATAAGTAATTCTAAATTTGCGCCATCACTGTGATCAGGTCGCTTTCGACCACGTTCAGTAATGAATGTTTTTACAGAGAAATAATGAAGACGAACATCTTCTGTAGTGGAACATCCAAACGCAAATCCAACCTTTCTTCCAATATTTACAGCCGACTTTGCTAAATTAATACCGATGTGCCTCGACGCACAAATAAAGATTACTTTATTTTCTTCACATAGGCCAAGTGGAGTCAATGTTTTACCAGAACTAGTTGGAGCTCGATAAAAGATCAATTTTGATGTTGGTTCTTTTACACATTTATATATTTGTTTTTGATGGTCATATAATTCTAATGGTTTATAATCAAATATAGAATTGTTTTCAATATATTTTCCTGAATTTTCTAAAAATGTAATAACATTCATAGAATCAGTATATTTGGTAATGAATGCTTCAGCCCATTTAGCCAAATATTTATTAATTGAGTATTTTTTACACAATACGCAAATATTATAGAAATAATATTCTCTTTTTTTATCATTTTGAAAGAATTTTTCAATCATATCTAAAATCATGTATTCAATGTTATCAATTTGTTTTTTACGATAACTTTGAATTCGAATTGTATCAGCGCCATTCAATTTCTTTTTGGGCTCAGTTATTTCAATAGATAATTTAACCATTTTCAACTTATCAATCTTTTCTTTTAAAACATGAAGATAAATATAATAATCTTTTTCACTGTGTTCCAGCTTGATTACTTCGCTAATTACATGATACAAATGAACTTTGTATTCTGGATCCAAATAACCTTTTACAATCATATCTAAAATATTCTTTTCTTTCATATCAACTGGCTTCTCGATACTGATCCACTCATTTTTAGTAAGCTTGGACTGACGAAAATCCATTTTTTCTATTATAATTATACAATAAATCTTTATTCAATTTTATAATCAACTATGTTTTCGATTATACCATCTGTTTGAAAATTTATTGTAGTAAATACGTCTTGTAATAAAAGCCACTCATATATTCCTCCAAAATAAATGTGAACATTTTTGAATCCTAATTTTTTTAATTGATTGTATTTTTTTATAACACTTAAATCTGTATGATGAATACCATAGACAATTATTTCTTTATTTTTATTTGTTTTCAATAATTTATTCATAATATCTACTTCATTTTCAGCTCTTAATGTACCTTTAATGAGACAAAATTGTCTTTTTGACTCCATTGTATTAATTAATATAATATCGTGTTTCATACGTTCTTGTAATTGATGATAATTATAAGAAGGCATAGAATACATAACCCCCATTTAATGTATAATAGTGGTAAGATTTTAATTAAATTTGAATGTAATATCTGCTTTTTCTTTTTTCAAACATTTTGCGGCCGAAATAGATAATTCTTCTCTCCTCTTTCTACTTTTATTATTTGTTAAAGAATCATTATGTTTTTTAGATTTAGAAATACTATTATTTGTATTCATATCTTCTTCTATAATATCATAATTTGATTCAATATAATCAATAATTTTATTTTCAATGGCCCATTTAAAAAAATTCAATTGACCAATGGTTGTCTCAATACTAAATTCTTTATTACCAAATGGTACTTTAATTCTATCCCATCTACAAAAGGGATCAAATCGTCTCTTTGAATATGCTTTTAATTTTAGCTTGTAATCATTATAAATTTTAAATCGTGGGCATGTATCTAGATCGTAGGTAGTAAAGTTTTTTTTGGCATAATTTGTAGAAAACCAATCTACAATTCTTAAAGATATTTTTGATTCACCATTTATAATAGAAAGCATTTTATTGAAATTGTCTTCATTCGTGTAATAATTCATTAATTTTTTTAATAATAGCTCATTTTGGCTTTCATATACCATTTCCATAATTGGGTGTTTATTTTTTAAGTTTTTATTAATTTATATTAATTTAATGATTTATTCATTCAATTTAATTATTGTTGTCTGTTTTGATTGTTTGAAATATTCATAATTATCTGTTCTTCGCTTCAAATTACATTCTAAACAAGATATACATGTATTTGACGAGTAATGTCCCAAATTATTATCTAATCTCT